AACTGAGGTTACGTTAGCCCCAACGGTTCCAATAGTGCTATTGCTCCTTCTGACCTGAATTGCACCTGTCCCGCTGTTGCTTACTGTGCCCGTAATTGTGCAGTTTGTCAGCGTGACGGCAATAGGGCTATTGGTATTGTAGGTCAGGTTCCCGTTGATGGTTACGCCCGTCAGGTTGGTCGGCGTGGCCTGTGCCACGTTGGCAGTGACCACATTGTTTTGCAGCACCGCACCATTGGAAAGGGTCACAAGGCCTGTTGTCGTGAGATTGCCCGTAAAGGTCGATGATTTCAGCGTCAGGCTCGATGCGTCGGGCACGAAGACCGACGCCGCCGTCGCGTTGATGATGACGTTGCGCGATCCGGCGTTGCCCGTGCCGGTGACAAAGGTTTCGGTTTGCCCTGCGAAGTTGGTGTAGAGGTGATACTTGGCGTAGTCGTAAAGCTCGGCGTTGTTATCGAGGGTGGTGTAAGCCGCCACCGTCGCCATTACCGGCTCGGTAATGGATAAGTCGGGCAGCGCCACGGTAGCGATAGAAAGTGCGCCATTGGCTCGGCATTGGATGCGGTTTTGAGACAAGCCATAAGTGTATCCGATGCCGAAAAAGTCATATTCGTCGTTGGCAGTCTGTCCGTAGTTGGTCGTGACCAATCCACCGGAGCCTGGAGTTGCTGTCGGCGTCAGTGTAGTTACGCCAGCTTGCAACCGCATTTCAATCGTGTTGCTCACGCCGCCCGCTGCCGTCGTGAACAGCATCGTGCGAATGTCGGTGTTATCGAAAAACGGACCGACTCCCGTGTATTGGCGGACGTTGCGGCGGTTGCCGTCGTCGCTTTCAGCCGCGTAGAACTTGAAGCCCGTGACTGCCGCGCCTGCAAGGTCTTTGGTTGTAAATGAAACGTCCTGCACGAAATCCGCGATGCCCGACGCCCACGGAGTTACGGCCGTGTTGAGCACGCCGAGACTGCTGCCACCCGTAGAGTTTTTGACCCGTAACCACGCCCCGCCCCAGATGTTGATAATCGGGCTTGTGGTTGCAGTCCAGGTGGGTGCGAGAATCACGTTCGGCGCAGCGTCGAATCCGCCGTTGAATGTCGTTTCCTTCGTGATCGTTCCACATTGCTTGAACGTCACACCCGAAATGGTCGTCGGGAAGGCGTTAAAGAAAATGGCAAAGTTCTCGATCGTGCAGTTTTGAAACGTGGTGATACTGCCAGTCCGCATCCAGAAGCGAGCGCCGTTGCCCTTGAGGTGCGCTCCTACGACGTTGAGGCGACCGCCCGTGTCGCAAGCGAAGTTGTGACGCACGACATACGTGCCACCGGTCAGGTTGGCCGTGCCCGTGCTGGTGATGAAAAATGACGAACCAGTAGTGTTTAATATGTGCTCGCCACCGCCACCCGAGGGAGTAGGTCGGCGAGAGAGATAAACAAAATCAGGAGCGTAAATTGTGACGCCATTGACGACCGAACTCAGGTTGGCCGTGAACGTGCCGCTGACGCGAATGTCATTGTCGCGCCTTGCTCCGCCGACGGAGTTGTCTTGTTGGTTGTTGAATGCCAGTTTCTCGGTGAGGCCGGGAAGTGTTAGCGTGCCGGTGATGTTTAGCTGGGCACCAACTGGAGAGTTGATCACGGCATCCCCGAGCGAGAGATTGTTGACGCCAGCTAGGGTATTGAGAGCGGAGGAGCTTGTGTCTGTGCCGCTCTGCGTAATGATCGGGTAGGTTTGCGCAAAGTTGAAGGCAGAGTTAGTGACAGCACTTGCAAACACTCGGTCGAGGGTAATGTTTGCCGAATTTGTTACCGACTGGATAAAGCCGAATTGCGAGCCGACTACAATAATGCGGTTTACCATGTCCGTCGTAAAAACCGTCCCCGAACCTGTGACGGTGGCGCTACCCGCAGCGACTGTAATAGTGCCAGTTCCCGCCGTTAGGACGGTTGATGACAATGAGTAGGCAGAAGTGGTGACAGCCGTGTTGAATGCCCGGTCAAGTGTGATGCTGGTCGCGCTGGCCGCAGCCGTTACAGCTCCCCACTGAGCGCCAACAACAAAGATTTTGCCAATGTCCAGCGCACTAAAGGCCGTGCCTACGCCTGTAACCGTAGTGCTACCGGCCACCACCGAAACCGTGCCTGCGCCTGCCGTTGTGCCGAGTGCGAATGCCATGACTTAGGTGTTCCGTTGGCAGATTTTGCCGCTGAGTGCGCCGCCGCTGAATGTGGCGTAGAAGGCATCCTCGGCCGCATTGTAAGGGGATGGAACCAGGCGGAATTTCAGGCCGGCGTTGTAGGTGTATCGGTAAACCTTGCCTGCCGCTATCGCCTGCACAAAGACCGGGGGCTCTTTCCACTGCATTGCGTTTTGCGTCCATTGCTGGGCGGATCCGCCGCTTTCCGGCACATCGACAAAAATCACCTGCTCCGGGGGGAGTTCCAGCTCGATGGTTTGCGGCGTTCCGATGCTCACGGATATGCTGGCAGGCTGCCCGACGGTCACCTCCACGATTTGCGCGGACGGCTCCTCGATGGAGACTGCAACCGGTTGCGATTCCGTGACGTTGACGCTGATCGTATCGCCATCAACTACGGCCACCGTAACGGGGGTGGCGTTGACCACCGTTAATTCAATCGGATCGCTCATTCGTTTGCGGTGATTGACTTGGTGACCGTTTGGGTTCCGCTGAGGAGCGTTGTTTTTTCCTGCGCGGCTCCCAGCCATGCCTCCATGTCGTAATAGAGGACGCCTAGCGGCCAGTTTTTCGTCAGCGTGTGGGATACCGACTGGATGTTGACCACATTGCTGCCTGCCCCGGTGATCGTGGCGTTTGCGCCCGCTCCGGCCGTGTCCCACGCGGCGATCAGGTTTCCGTCCGCGTCGCGGATTTCCATTTTGGCGCGGGAGCAGACGAGGGGGCTTCCGCCCACCGTGATGGTCGCGATGTTCCTGGCCTTGAAGGTGTCGCCTTGCTTGATGTCTGGGAGATTGTAGGTAGCGGACATGATTGCGGTGTCGGGGGGTGGGTCATTTCCAGAATCTCATGATGAGCGAAAGCGCGATGCCCCCGATCAGGTTGAGAATGATTATCCCGCCCATGAAGCGGGATTGGTTGTCCTCCAGGCTGCGCACGCGGTCGGCCAGCTCGTCGTGCCGGTGCTGCGGCGCGAACTCGCTGCGGATCTTGGATATCTCCTCCAGCACGCGGTCGAGCCGGTCGGTGTTCGCGGCGATGCTTTCCTTCACATCGGCTCGCCATTCCCGCGATAATTCCGCTATTTCCGAGTCGCTCATATCGTATTTGCCCAAATGGTTAGTTCCTCCTTCACGAGCGCGAACCATTCGCCCGCATGGTCGATTTCGGTGTGCGTGAACCTGAGATCTATCGGCGGCGCGATCACCGTATCCGGGCTTGTGGCGATCAGGTCATGCCCGTGCGGCCTGTTGACCCGCTGGCGGACGCTGGCCACGCGCTTGACGCTGCGGGGCACTTTGATCTTGGCAAACCGGCTGATGGCGCGGAAGGCGAGCGGCTGCGCTGCGTTGATGCGCGGCAGCCATGACGGGCGGTAAACGGGATCGCAGGCCAGCCAGAGGTCAACGTCGATCCCCAGGGCGTAGCATTTTTCCGCAAAATCACACGCCGCCGCTTGGCCGTGGGAGTAGCTCACCATCGCCACCCGCTCGATGCGCTGGCGAGCGAGTAAAGACGCAAGATCCTTGGTGTTCGCCGTCCATTGGCGCGGCCAGTCGGTCGTGATCCCGCTACCGGAAAAAAGGCGGATCACCTGCCAGTAAAGATCCTCCGTGCCAGTCCGCTTTTCGGATGACTCGGTGAAGCCTTGGAAGGTGACGATTGCTTTCATTGTGGTAATTGCTTAGCTTGCCGTTGCAGGAACAACCGTCGCTCTCACCGTCGTCATAGTCACATCACCCAGAGCGGTTCCCTGAACATTGAGGCTGAAAGTTGTAAATGTTCCCCCACGGTTTACCGGGACATAGGCCATCTTGCGCCCTGTCTGCTCTGTCCAGAAATCGAAGATAAACGCCTCAGAAATCCCTGTGAGACTGTGGCGGTAGGTTTTCAGTTCCCACACGCCGCCATTCTGCGTGATGTCTCCAGAGTCGAATCGGACACCACCCGCCTCGTTAACCTGGAATCTCTTGGTGTTTCCGTTCGCTCCGAGAAATCCAGCATAATGGCATTCTTCCCGCCATCCGGTTGGAAGGTTTGTGATGCGATGCAAGCCACGGAACGTTGTGGATAGGGACGCTGATACCGGGCTTTGAAGCACGGCGTTAAAAGTGTGGGGAAATGCTAGCGCAACGACCCCCGGATTATTGCCCGGAATAGTTGTGGCACGGATCAAGCCTTCGATGTATGCGCCCCCTCCGGTGTAAGTGTTACCGGAAACCGCCGCGCCCCCAACACGCAGAGTTTCGTTGCGGTTTGCGGCTGCATGTCCCACAAATGCGGCGGCGGGCTGGATGTCGATCTTGTTCGGGTAAGAGGCAGGAACATTGCCGTCGAACGCCGAAGTTTTCTCGCTGGTGTTGTCGAGTTTTATGCCCTTCGCATTCCCCCACATCCGATGCAACACGGTGTAGCAGCGGACAGTTGGATCGGGTTGCCCTGCGAATGGGGTGATGTTTAGCTGGAAATAAAAGAATGTCTTTGGCGAACCTATCCTGCCCGGAAACGCGGTGCTTTGGTATCGCACCGTTTTGCCAAACGCCGTGACTTCATAGATGTCGCCTTTCGCCCATACTTTCACCAGCGTCCTCATGCCGACTGACGGCCTTGCTGGAAGGAAACCTACCGTGTTGGTGGAAATCTGGTTAATTGCTGTCGATTGTTGGAAATGGCTGATTGCCATTGCGCCGCTCAACGCAATGTTGCTGTGAATGCCGCCTGCTGGATTGATGTTTCCGGGGTCGGTTACAACCGCCGACTCCTTGTGAGTTAGGGTAAATCCGGTGCCACTGCCCACTTCCGATGATTCGGGGGGGCGGCGCACCTCGATGTCGAAATACATCTCAAGTTCCGCGTCCGGGGTGTTGAAAGAGAAACCGAGATAATTGTTGGAATTAACCGGACAGCGCAACGCTCCATCCTCAATAAACATGCTGCCAGCAGCGTCACCGTTGAATGACTGCCTGTAAGCCAAACCGTCACTCACCAGTGGCGTTGTAACCATGTGCCCGATTTGGTAGCCGTTGGCATATCTGGAAAAGTCGTCGTAAAATCCGATGCTGCTGCGGAGTGCAGTGGCAGCAATCTGCTCGGAAATTTCGGCATCACTAAGCGGAGTTTTCGGGAGTAACATGGCGGGAAATGGTTAGTATTTGCGCTCAACGAGGATGGCGGCGATGGCGGTTCCGGCTCCGGCGGCGGAGACGGTGAGGCGGAGCTCCGAGGAGGGGGCGAGGAACAGTTGCTCGGCTCCGGCGGTGAACGCGCCGCCTATCACGGAGTCGTAAACGCCGGCCTGAACCGTGCTGCGCGTGGTCATCGTGACGGTCGCGCCGTCGAACGTGCCCTTGAGCGCGAAGAGGTATTCTTTCCCGGCCTCGACCGGGATGTTTGTCGATCCGTTCGCCGTGAGGAGGGGGATGTTGATGGGGGTGTCCATATGCGTGGAGGTTAGGTGATGGGCTGCGCGTCGGATACGGGCGCAATGCCCGTGTCGGCGGTTTGCTGTTGTGCCGGGGCGGCGGGGTCTTGGAGCATTCCGGCCTGCACGAGCGCCTGCTGCACGACCGGCGCGATGTCCGGCGGCATGAGGGCGAGGATGCCTTCCGGGTCTGCGGTGGCCTGCCGGATGATGTCCTCCGCATTGTGGAAGCCGACGGCGGAAAGCGCCTGCACGAAGGCGTAGCGGACGGCGGCTTTCTCCACTTCCGGCACCTGGATCCACTGCATGACGATGGCAATCGCGGTCTGGGCGCTCTCCAGTTTCTTCATGTTCTGGGATTGGGTGAGTGTCAGCGCAACGTTGGCTCGCAGCCCGAGAACCTTTTCCGCGTCGATCTCCAGAAGCACGGCTTCCCTCCCCTCCCCCCATGAGAAGGCTTCGTTTACCTCCTGGTTGGCGCAGAGGAGCAACACGTCGTATTCCACGATGGCGCGGATGTCCTCGGTCTGCTCGGAAACGGGGGATTTCACGATGGTTGCGCCGCGCGATTGGAGGTCTTTTACTCCGGTGGCCGTGTTGGCGTTGGGCACGCCTTTGAGCTCCCCTTGCGCGGCGGATGTGATGCCGCTCCGCATCTGCACCATCTGGAGCTGGGAGTTGAGGAGCATTTCCGCCCGCCCGTTCGTGTCCGGTGCGGCGGTGAACTGGATCGCGTCCTGGATCGTGCTGCCCTCGGCGAGGCGCATGGGGGTTTGCGGATCCGGCGCGATCTCGTTTTTTCCCTCGTCCTCGTCCGCCAGCGCGGAGGGCTGGTAGGCGGTGTAAACGTGCGCGTTGTAGCGGTTCCGGTAGGTGATGAGGTTGTATTGCCGGTCAATCGCATTGTTCGGCTTCTCGTATTTCTCGAAGTATCCCATCCCGAAGATGCGGGAAGGCTTGCGGTTGATGCGGATGGGAAAGACCGGGAGGATGCCGCCGGGGGTGACGTTGGCGAGGTAATCGACGGAAAAGAGGACGTTCAGATCCGGCGCAAAGATCGCATGGATACAGATCGGTTTTTGTCCCGGCTTGGGAGCGCAGCGGACGTATCCTTCGATCAGGGTGATGATCGGGTTCCCCTCCCGCTCCGGGTGGATGTCCTGTCCGGGCTCCGTCTCGTTGCGGTGATCCTTCGCCACTCCCGGCGCTCCCAGTATCGCCATGAGCGTGGGCGCATGCTCCGGGGCGATCTTGTAGCGCTCCATGAGATCGAGCAGACCCATGCGGAATTTCAGGAAAACATCCGTGCGGAGAAGCGAGAGATCGGGCGCGGTCGTCTCAAAGGCGATGTCGCGGTAATCGATGAGGTCGTTGACCACGTTCGCATAGACGGTGCGGGTGTCCTCGATGATGGTTTGCTTCCACTCCATCTGCTCGGCGGAGACGCCCATGGCTTCCAGCTCCTCCACGGTGGTGACGTAAGCGCCGGACTTCCCCTTGATTTTCTGCCCCGGCTCCGCGCCGAGATCCGTCCACACGGCCACGTTGGCGACTTTCTCGAACGTCTCCACCTCCCGCAGGTGGGAGGCTTTCACGAAGGCCGTTCCGCCCCATGTGGAGACTTTCAGCGCATCGATGAGCGCCGGTTCCGCGTTGGACTGGTTGATCTTCCATTGCGAGAACTTGGAAAGCACGTCGGCAAGATCCGCATCGCTCTTCCCTTCCGGCGTTGCGGCGAGCCATGGGCGCGTCCCGAAGATGTCATCCTTCACCTGGGCGAAGTGGAAATCCGCGAAGCTGGCCACCACGCCGAGCGATTCGTTCTGCGAGCCGAAGATGTCAACCACGCTGGACTTGTTCACCTCGTCCTTGGCCTGCTCCCTGTCCTGGTAGTTCTCCTCGGACATGCGCTCCCACTTCGCCATCTGGCCGCGCCAGCCGCCCATGTTGCCATCGAGGGCGCTGTAACGCTCGGTGAGGTGGCGCATGAGCCATGTGCGCTCGGTGGCGGTAAGCCGCTTGGCCAGAGGCGTGTTGTTGCCGGTGACGCTGAGGAATTTCTTCCGGGTGGATTCCCCCGCTTGGAAATCCATGTCCTTGGCAGGTAAAACTTCACTCATGGCGGGATGATTGCCACAAGCCATCCCGTGATGATACGGGCGCAATGTCCTTGCGGGAGCTGCGACTAGATGCTACGGAAACCCGTATGAAAAAAGCGCCGCCGATTCCAGCGAGTGTGAAAGAGAAAATCCGGGATCGGGTTTACGCGCTGGCGGCGGAGCATCGGATACCGCCCGTTTTCATCACGGCGCATGTCCGGGTGTCAAAGGCGGTCGAGGCGCGGAATACGCTGATGGTGGCGTGCATCACCGAATACGGGCTGGCACGCTATCAGGTGGCGGAGATCTTCGGGCGGGATCGCCGGAGGATCAGGCGGAGCGTGCTTGGGGTTTGAATGAAGCGCGGGAGCAAGGTCATTCCGTCATTTCCATGAGCTTCTGGGCGCGGAGCCTTGCCCGCTCGAACTTCTGCGCGTCGGTGACGGCCTGCTTTATCATGTCCGCACGTTGGAGTGCGGTATCGGTTCCTGCCGTCTTCCAGTCCCAATCATCGCCCAGGATGCTCCGCGCGGCCTGTCCGGCGTTGCGGTTGGCTTCCGCCTGTTCCTCCGGGGTGAGCGGGATGCGTGCGCGTTTCCCGTCCACCGTGCCGGTAATGTAGGCCGGAATCGGGGAAAGGCCGATGCGATCCGAGGAATCCGCCGTGAGACGGTTGAATTGGAAAATCCAAGCGTCGAGCGGGTCGGCATCCGCGCCGAAGCTGGAGTTGAGCGGGTCGAGAGCGCGGCGCACCTTGTCAGCGACCGGCGAGCCAAGCAGATCCTTGCCACGGTTGGCGCGGATCTCGTTGCCCCATACGTCCATCTTCACCGGTGCCATCTGCGGCACGACCGAGTAACCCACGCGGCGGGCGACGGCTCCGAAGAAGCCTTGATCCTCGCGCGGCTGGGTGTCCCGGATCATATCGTCGGCCTCGCGGATGGGCTGGCGGACGATGTTCGGCACGAAGCCGCTGATGATGTTCGCCGTGGTGTTTTCCGCGAAGCGTTCGGGATCCTCGATGGCATTGAGGAGGTCGGACACACCCTGGAGGAATGTCTTGTCCTTGAACTGATCCTTGAGGCGCATCGCGTAGGCGCTCGCCGCCGCTCCGTTGAGCGTGCCGCCGTTCCGGTCGATCTCCTGCATGAGATCCACCACGCCCGCCAGCATGGAGGCGAAAGGCTCGATGCGGGCATAGCTGACCATCGCGCCGCCGATGCGGATCGTTTGCGGAGGCATCACCGCATAGGCGTTGTCCCGTTCGCCGCGCTTCGTGGTCTTGTAGGGCTGCGTCCCGGTGATAACCGGCCTGCCGTCCTCGTCGTCATCGTCCGGCTTCACCAGCCCGGAGAGGGCGAAGTAAGCCGTCCACGCGATTGTCTGGTTGGTGACATCCTGCACAAAGCGGGCGCGGTTGTAGAGTTCACCGGCGGCAATCTCCGCTTCCGCCTTGCTCATGTTTCCGCGCAGGTAACGGCGGCGCAGGGCGCGGGTGCCGTCGATCACGGCAAGGAATCCGCCAAGCGGCGACATCTCGATGGCCTGCTTCACGATGTTCGTCGGCGTGTCGATGAACGGCAGGAAAAACGTCAGCGGGCGACCGATCCACGGCATCGCGCGTCCTTTCTTGGCCAGCTCCGCGAACTGGTCGATGCGGGCAATGGCTTTCGGGTTGTTGCCGTTCAGATCCTCTTGGAAGGTGATGCGCTTTGCCCCGTCCATCGCGCGGAGCCATGCCACGCTGCCGGGTTGCATCAGTTCCGTGATCCGCGCCTCGTAGGCCGCGCCGGTCAGCTTCTCCTCGACCTTGGCGATGCGGTGTGCGTTCGCTGCGGCTTCGAGCTGGCCGTAGGTGAGTTTCATGAACTCATCGGCGGCGGTCATCGCGCGGAAGGAAAGGGAGCGCATCACCTTGCCGAGCTTCCCGCCCAGCTTCGGCTCGAAGTTCTCCCCCCCCACGCCGGTGAAATCCATCTGGAGGCTTGCGCCTTGCGCGTAGGACTCGAAGGTGCGGGTTTCCAGCGCCCATGAGGTGAGCGCCTGCCGTGCGCCGAGCTGGATGGCTTTGCGGAGGTTCTTCGCCATCGCGGAAAACTCCCCGAAGGTGGCTGCTTCCTGCGATCCCATGCCGATGGCGGAAAGCACGGTGTTTGCCCCGGCTTCCACCGCGCGGCGCGGGAGAAGGTTGTAGGCGGCGTAAAGCGCGTTCGATCCCATGTTGACCAGATGGGTTTGCGGTCCAGTCAGGATCGACATGCGCCAGAACTCCATGAGCGCGTCCATCTTCGATCCGCGCGCCAGGGCGAAGGCGTTGCGGACTTCCATCATGGCCTTGGGGTCGTTGAGGTCGAAGATTCCCGTCGTCTCGTTGATGTCCTGCGGGAAAAGCTCGCCGGAGGTCATGCGCTGGCCAGCCTTGGATTTGTCATACCATTCCGCGAAGCCGTCGGTGGGAGTCAGCCCCCATAGGCCAAGCTCCTCCTGCCAGGCTGTTTTCCACGGGGCGAGGTATTCGGAATTGAAGTTGTCGAACGGCATCTGCCCGAAGAGCGGGCGGAGGTTCTTCATGTCCGTTTGCCAGAGCGTGCGCCAAGTGGAGGGCGGCGCTTTGATAAACCGATCAATGGCGGCGATCTGCTTCGGCGTGAGAGGCTTGTCCGGCGTGCCGAGCATCTTTTCCGCTTTGGTCTTGGTTTCCGCTTTCGGCGCGGCCTGGTCTTTCTCCTTCGGCTTGCGTGGCTTCGATTCCTTGCGTTTCGCCCGTTTGCGGATCGCCTCGAAGTCCGGCGCGGTGTCGTCGATCATTTCCAGCGGAGGAAGGCCGAGGTCGGTCATGATCCGGGTCATCGCGCTATCCGCCGAGGCTCCAAGCGCCCCCGCCATGTAGCGTTTCGCCTCCGCCGCCATGGCTGCTTCCATGTCCGCCTGGAAGCGGAGATAGATCGCCTTCACTTCATCGGTGGAAAGGCCGGTGAGATACGCGGCTTTCGTGATGAGCGCCCCGCTACGAATGGCCTCAATCACCGCTTTCTCACGGCGGTTGAGCTTGCGGATCTGCGTTTCGATGATCGCCGCCGTGCGCGGGCTGTCGGCTTCCGCTTCTTTCCGGGCGGTTTCCTTCTCATTGAACGCGGCCAGCGAGGCATCGAGATCCAGACCACGGGCTTTGAGTTCCTGCTTGATCGCGTCCACACGGCGCATCCATGAGGAAAGGATGTCTTCCTGTTGGCCGGGGGTGGCATCGCGCAGGGCTTTGCGGGTGGCCTCGTCGGGCGTGAAGAGGGCTTCGGCGATGAATTGCGCGTGGCGCTGGGCGGGGTTCTTGTGCGGATCCCGGCGGATGGCGAGCGAGCGGGCGGTTTCCGTGCCGATGTCGCGGTATCCGTGGATCAGGAGGGCGAGCTTCACGCGCTCCGCCGGGGTGCTGGCGCGGCCTTCCATCGTTTCGCGGGAAATCAGCATCTTGGTTGCCGCAACCTCCAAGTCGCTCATCTGCTCCATGTTGCGGGCTTTCGCCAGCATCCGGTCATAGGTGCCTTGGTAATCGCTCGCCAGCATCCTTTCGGCTTCCGGCAAAATGTCCGCCCATGCCCGCACGCCGGGGAGATCGCTATCGTTGCGGATCTGGTCGATGGCGGCGACCTGGGGAATCGTGGAAAGGGCGAGATCGGGACGGCCACCGTCGAACTTGCCATCCCGCATGGCGGGCGTGAGTCCGTCCGCCGTGGTCGCCTTCATCACCGAGGCGATGCGCGACCGCACTTGGTCGAGGATGTTGGAAACGTCTTTCGAGCTGATGGAGTATTTCGCCATCACCTGTTCCGGTGTCATGCCGGAGTTCACCGCCTCGAAGACGGCGCGGTGGATCGGCTTCATGCTCGCCAAGGCTTTCTCTACAGCGGCGCTGTCTTCTTCGGCGCTGCTGTAAAGGATGCTGTCATTCGCAGGATTGAACCTCTTGGACAGTGGAATCACGTTGCCGTTGGAGTCGTAGGTTACTGGATCGGCGGATTTGATCTGGGAAGGATCAAGAGCGATTGCCCATGTCGGGAAGTCATCTCCTTCTTTCAGTCCGAAACGTCCGTCGAGGTCGGAGCCGATGATTACGATGCCGTCTTTGCCTCCAAGCCTCAAACGGTCGCGCACCATTTCCGCATTGAACCAACCGGCTGCGCTGCGCCCGCTCTTGCCCATGCGTAGTTCCATTTCCGCATCGTTTCCGTGGAAAGCGGCGTAGTTTTCAACCCAAGCGTTCCACTCCTTGACCGAGTTGAGAACCAGTGGGTTTTTGATGTTCAGATACGTGCGGTATGTCTTCCCGTAGCCTCTCCCTGGCACCAATGAAAATTCCTTGGCCTGATTATCGTTGGAAGAAAACCAGAAGCCGAGCTTGTCGATGCCTCGCCCGATTCTTTCCTCTCGGATTTTCCCTCCGTGCGGGGTTCCGAGAAGTGAAAATACATCGTGGTTGCTCCATCCGCTGCCATGGAACATTTCCATGCGATCTCCGTTTCTTTCCCTCAACGTCCAATGTGGATCGCCCATCGCGTAGAAGGATGCAGTATGAACCCAATACTTTGCTTTCTCCATGTCACCCTCCTCAACGGCTGACATATAAACTTCGTCAAACTGCTCGGCGGACGATAGAAGCGCCATCTGGCCTTTCCTGTCCGTTTCCCCGTAGCGGCTCATTTCCATCTGGCTGTAATCCATGCGGCTGGTGCTTCGCTCGATGGCGGGGCGCATGTCGGGCGGCGCGGTCTTGGTTTTCAGCGCGTCCATGTCGAAGGCGAGCTTCTGGCCGAGCGCCACTTCCGCGTCGAGAAGCTGTTGCTCCTCCTTGGCCGTGAGCTTGCCGAGCTTCTCGCGCTTCGCGGTGAGCGTGCGGTATGCGCCGAGCGCGTTCATCGTGCCGACGCGCACCTGTCCGAGCTTGGCGGCTGCATCCGGCCTTCTTGTCGCGGTGAAAAGGTCGGGTGTCGATTCCTCCGAGCTTCCCAAAGTCATCGCCTGCGGAGCCAGACCAGCGCCGGGGAAATTCGCGGGGGTTTCGTCGCGGGCGGTTTTGTCGCCGCTTTTCAGTTTCTCCTGCCATCCCTCGCCGATCACGTTTTGGTAAAGGTCATCGCCTTCGGGTCTGCTGATGCCCATGCGGTCGTAAAGCGCCGCTTGGTCGATGAGCGTTTTGCGGAACTCCGCAAGTTTCGGGAAAGGTTTTCCGCTCTCGCTGTTGAAGTTCTCGATGTCTTTCCGTGCCTGTGCTGCCGCGCGTTCCATGGAATCCGGGGCTGCGACAATGTTCCGCACCAAGGCAGGAACGGCGCTCAGGTTTGATCCCGGATGCGGGCTGGCCTGGCTGCTCGCCGACTCGTAGCCGGGGAAATACGCCTGCCATGCGATTTGCCAGCGCTGATCGGGATTGGCCACATTCGCAAGGTCTTCGCTGATCGTAGCGACCCGGAACACGACCGGCACACCGTTTGCCGTCGCCCGGATGGATTCACGGAGCGAGGGCGCGGTTTCCGCGTTCGCGATGGCACCGGCTTTCTTGCGCCGTGCCTTGAACATCTCATCGAGAGCCTTGCGGGCTTTTTCGCCTTTCAGCGTTTCGCCGCCTTCGATGCTCCAGCCGACTTCCTGCGCGTCCACATCGCGAAGAGGCGCGACGAGTTCCGCCGCCTGCCGGAGTTCCGGGAGATTCCTTTCGGCTGCATCGATCTGCGCCTGCGCACGGATCATCGCTTTCTTAAGGTCGTAATCCCGGTTGCGGTGGGTGCGGAACTGGTTCTTAAACTGACGCACCGCATCATCCAGCTCGAACTTGAGCATACCGTCCGCGCCGGAGAGGGCGGCTTTCTGCTCCATGTAGTTGAGAAGTCCCGCGTCATCCTCGATCACGCGGGCGTTCACCTCGCCGGAAACGGCCTGCTTAATCATCCGTTCCTTGGTTTCGAGCTTCTGCCAGAGGGCGGCATCGAGCGTGTCTTTCATGCCGTAGCGCATGATCTCGATTTCCCCGGTGCCGATCCCCGCCCACATGTTGCCCTGGCGGAACACGCGCCCGTCGCGCTGTTCCAGTCCGGCCGGAGTCCACGGCACGTCCAGATGGTGCGCCGCAAACATGCGTTTCTGCATGTTCACGCCGGTGCCGAGGGTTTCCGTCGATCCCATGATGATCCGGATTTCCCCGGTGTTCACCTTCTCGAACATGATTTCCCGCTGCTTGTCGTTCTTCGCCTCGCCGATGATGGCGATCTCGGAACGCGGCACGCCCGCCTTCACCAGCTTCTCGCGGATGTCGTGGTAGAGATTGAAACCTTCCTCGTTCTCCGTTTCGGAAACCGCTTCGTTCGCCTTTTGCTCGAACTCCGCCGCGCTCAGGTCGAGCTTGGTCGTTTTCAATGGGCGGTAGGAGTCGGAGAAAATCACCTGGGTTCCCTTGTTGTCGCCGGTGTCCTTGTAGATCCGCATCACGTTGGCGATGGCCGCGTTGACCTTGCTGCCGGGATCGTCGGCGGCTTCCGGGTTGACGAGGCGAACGTCGATTGCCGCCATGCGGGCGGCTGCGTAGGTGAGAAGCGGAACGTGGCTGTTCTCGCGCTTCTCCTTGCCGGTCATCTTGTCGTATGCGTCGATCACCTTGGTGATTTCCGCGATCACCGCCGCAACCTGCGGGGTGCGCTCCACTGCCGTCAGCGCGGGCTTGCCGCCCTTGATCTTCGGACGGCCTTTCACGTCCATGTCGTCGCCCATCTTCACATCCGCCGCGAGTCCCCAGAAGCGGTTCCATTCCGGGATGTTGGTGAACTCGGCGAGGCGGGTCACCGGCTTGTATTGCCCGTTCGGGCGCAGTTCCCCCGATTGCTTGATGTTTCCGAACACGGAAACGAAGCGGTCGAAGGTCTGCACCGCAAATTCCTTGAGCAGATCGGGGCGCACCAAGCGAATCATGTTCCAGCTTTCGCCAAGTGTGTTGGTCACCGGCGTTCCTGTCATCGTGTAAACGCCGCGCCCGCCGTTCTGTGCCTGAATCCATTTCGAGCGGAGGTGCATGGCCGTGCCGCGCTGCGATGATCCGGTGTCGATCCCGGCGATGTTCGACTGTCGGGTGACGAAGGGCATTTTCTTGTAACGGTGCGCCTCATCCACGATCACCGTGTCGATCCCAAGCTCTTGGAACGTCAGCACATCATCCGTCTTCCTGTCCTGGAGTTTGGAAATCTTGTCCTTGAGGCGTTTCCGCATCTTCACCAGTTCCTTCACGGAAGGCTCTTTGATCTTGCGGATTTCCGTCTCGTTCGGGTCGGCTCCCTCCGCGCGAATCGCATCATCGAGTTCCTCAAGCAGTTCATTGACCTGCTGCCGCTCCCATGCGGGATCATCGGGGATCAGGTCGAAGGTGGAATGCGCCATCACGACGGCATCCCAATCGCCGGAGCGGATGCGTCCCATAAACTCCTTGCGCTTGCCGCCGGCCAAATCTTCTTTGCGGGCGACAAGCACGCGGGCGGTGGGTGCCATCTGCGTAATCGTGGTGGCGAATTGCTCCAAGGTGGCGTTGTGAACCACGATCATGGGCTTCTTGGCAAGGCCGAGCCTGCGCACCTCCATGGCAACGGCTGTGCCGATGATGGTCTTGCCGCCGCCCACGCCGTGAGCAACAAGCATCGAGCCTTCCTGCAATGCCCGCCAGACGACGTGCTTCTTGCTTGGATAGAGGTCGAAATCCTTCGCCACCCAAGGGAGCTGCATGAAGCTGCCATCGTATTTCGGGATTACGTGGCTGTTGAAGCTCTCGTTGTAAATCTTGTGGAGTCGTTCTTGCAGATCGGGATTCGCATCGACCCACTCGATAAAAGCATCCGCCATCCGTTCGGCCGACGCGCGGGCGGTTTCCGTGGCTTCCGCGTCATAAACCTGCTTCTTCTCCACGGTGCGGTTGATGCGTGGATCCTCCTGATTCAAGACTTTCTCAGCGATCCAGAAGGCGCTCTTATCCACCGCCCCGCCTTTGGTCATCACCCCCCATTGCTCATCAATGGCATGGCGATAGGATGCCGGTGAGTTGACCACGTAGGAATCGCCGATGATCTCGCCCACTCCCTTGTTGTAGATCACTTCCGGGTATCCGGTGCCGTTCATCAGCTTTTCGCGCAGGAAGTCCTGATAGACTTCGGCGGGAATCCATGTGGAGCCGATCTTGTATTGGATGTCCGCCCAATCCACGTCGGCGGGCATCGCCGCCCTCAGTTCCTCGACGTTGCGGGTGTATTCGGGATTGGTCTGCGCGGCCAGTTCCGCATCGCGGAGTTTCCGGCGGACGTTTCCGGCAAGGTATCCGGTGGATTGTTCCAGCATCCCGGTGGCTGGGTTGCGGAAGACGTTCGGCAGGCCGAGAAGCTGGTTTTCCGCTTGATCCCGTGTCAGGTTCATCAGCTTGCCGACGAATTTCGTGTCCAGCCTTCCTTTCCACCGCAGAGATTGAATCATCGCGTCCTCGATGCTTTCGGCGGATGTCGGCTCGACGCGCGGCTCCAGAATGCGCTTCGTGAACACATCGGCCTTGGTGAAGGTCGTTTTCGTGCCGTCTGCGCTCTTCTGCGGGGTTTCCAATCCAAGCGTCCGGTAGAAATCCGGGTCGGTGCTCAGAACCTTCTTATTGGCCGGGTTGTGAAGCTCCTTGTGGATGACCCTGAACGTATCGTAAGCGCGGTTGAGTTCCGCCCGCTTGCGGCTGATGTCCGCGTCCGTGGCATCAGGATCGGATTCCATCAAATACAAGCTGTTGAGCGTGTCGCGGAGCGTGATGAAGGAGCGGACGCGGGCGGATTGTTTTGCTTCCACCACCTCGCCGGTGCCTTTGATGACAAGCTTTCCGTTCTCCTCGATGAAAGCGCCATCCTTGGCAGCGGCGTTTTCGCGGGAAAGCCGCTCGATCACCGCCGATTCCATGTCACCAACGACGTTTTCCGGCAGGCGAGCGATTGCTTCGCGTAGCTGCTCGGCCAAGTCGCCGTTTTCGTGGACGGTCATTTCCTCGCGACCGTTATACATGCTTCCGTCGTTAGCCAGACGACCGAGGATCATTTCCGGGTTGCGGGCAAAATACTCGTTGATGGCCACCTTGCCGCCCTCAACCGGAACCTCCGCCGTGGCAGTCCACGAATCGGCGACCGGGTTGGGCGTGCCGTCCGGCTTGCGGAGGAAAATGATGTCCGTGACGACTTCCGTGTTGGCGTTCTCCTTGAACGCGTTGTTTGGCAGGCGGATTGCGCCGAGGAAGTCAGCCCTTTCCGCGAGCCATTTCCTTTGCGCGATCTGCGAATCCATCGTGTGCGATGTGGTGATGAACGCGATGAGTCCGCCAGGTTGCGCCACGCGAAGGGCTTTCTCGAAGAAGTAGTTGTGAAGGTTGAACTTCGGCGCGTCCGGGTTCGCATCGAGATACGCGTCGGAAATGTTGATGTTCGCGAAAGGCACGTTGGAAATCACCAGCGATTGCGAGTTGTCCGGGATGGTGCTGTCCTGGAAGCCGGTCACCTCGATCTGGCCTTCGGGATACAGCTTCCCAAAAATGCGGCCGGAAATGCTGTCCAGTTCCACACCAAACAACTGCGAGCGCTTGGCGATGGATGGGGGCATCAGCCCGAAGTAATGTCCTACCCCCCCAGCGGGTTCGAGGATGTTGCCGCCAAGGAATCCGAGGCGTTTCACGGCATCCCACATCGCGCTGATGACTTTCGGCGAGGTGTAATGGGCGTTGATCGTGGATTCCTGGGCGCTCGTCCATTCTTCCGGCGAAAGCATCTCCTTGAGCTTGCGGTAATGGTCGCCCCATTTCTGGTTCCATTTGTCGATGGCATCCGCCTGATCGCGGTAATCGGCAACCATCTTGACGTATGCTGGGCCGTATCGCTCGTAAGTGTTGGCGGTGTCGCGGCGCGTTGCCGCCTCGCCGCTTTCCACCTTGCGGAACATCATTTCATCGAAGACCTGCGGGATTCCTCCCCATCCGACGTAACGCGCCAGCACGGCCTTTTCTTCGGCGGTGGCGTTGCGTCCCTCTTTCTCCAGCGTCCGCAGAAGGTCGATAGCTGCCAGATTGTTGCGCAGCCTTGTGACGGTGCCGCCTTCCGCAAGAACGGTATCCTTCCCAATGGTGAAGTTCCTTTCAGGCGATCCGACCGGCGGGCGCTCACGCTCTACCAGTTTCCGCTTTCCAGCTTCCGGCGAACTATTTCCGCCATCTTGTCCGCTGCCTTGACGATTTCCGCTTTCGGCTCTTCCTCCTCGTCCATCCCGAGAATCTGTTGCAGGGCTTCCATCTCCGCTTCCACTGCGCCCAGAGTCCGCCCCTTGAACATCGGATGCGGCTCCTTCGCCAGCAGGCTGGCTTGCTTGTTCACCGCTTCGGCTTGCTCGGCCAGGTGTTGCTTGATCCGCCCGGATTCCACCAGCGCGACGAGTAGCGTCGGCCTGCTGTCCCGCAGGTGTTCCAGAATCGAAATCGAAACCGAGTTGTCCGCTACCGCTTGCATTGATGGCAGCTTCACCCCTGCGAGGCTTCGCGTCAAGATTTCTCACCGCAGCGGCGGCGAACAGGTCAAGGTCTTCCAGCCCCTCGCGCTTGGCGATCTGCTTGGCGATGCCCGCTTGCGCTTTCGGCGGCGCTTTGCGCATCTGCTCCAGGGCGTTGCGCTTGGCCTTCGCGCGTGGGCCGGTGATCGCTTCCTCGATGCCGCCGAAGAGGTCGGTTTGCTCGGCGGAGGAGTAGAGGATCGATGGTTTTTTCTCATCGAAGCGTGCGGCGGGCGGGATGATGTTGCCCGCTTTGTCAAAGGTGACGAGATCCGCAGACTTCACGGAAGACGGGTTGAATACGCCAAGGGATACAAAATCAATTTCGTTGTCCTCATCGGGGCTGAGTTCGCGCGACCGGTAGCCCTCAAAGCCTAGCGACTTGAGCCTTGCAATCACGTTCCTGTCTTCCATGACTTGCCACCCGGCAACGTCTCCTTTCCAAAGCGCCGCCCAATGAGGAGGAGCCAATGATTTGTCCACAACGCCGCCGTCAGGGTTCTTCTTGAAGAAGTCATCCCAAAAGAGATTCGATTCTTTCAGTTCTTGCGGTGTCACCGCTTCCCTGATCGCTTTGATGTGATCCGGATTGGAAGAGTCGAAGTAGTTCCCCTGCTTGGCGTACAGCTCGATGTATCGCGCCTTGAATCCCTTGAATCGGGTTTTCAGGCGTGCGAACTGGCCTGCCACATCCTTGTCATCCGTGACGTAGAAAGCGCCTCTTTGGTTGATTGCCAACTCATCCCAATCCGTTGCTTTGGTGCCGGTGTAGTTCAGATCACCGGGGCCGTAAGGGTATCCTTTCTTGGACTCCTCTTCCGAGGCTGTTCCGTGATAAACCTTTTCCGTCGTGTAATTGTTGGCGCGTGCCTGCCGATCAATGATTTCGCGCAGCTTGGCCGCGCTCTTCGGGTTGCGTTTCGCCCACTCCTCTTGTCCGGTCGGCTCAATCGGGTCGCTGCCCTTGTCGCCCTTGGTAAGCCGGACGTAGTAAGGAGTAGGGGTTAGCGGGCTGCTTTCGCCCGGTAATCCGCCAGCGCCTTGGCTCCCACTTCCTCCGCTTTCGGATTGAACTTGCCGTATGGGAGAGCGTCCACCGCTTTCTCCACCGCCTGATTCTCCGCTAGCCATTCCTTGTAGCCGGGAGCTGGCTTGGGATCTCGATTTTGGGACATCACTTTCACGCGACCTAAGTATCGCCAAATACTCGTCATTGACAATAGAAATCGTGTCCTCGCCCTCCGTTTTTTTGCCGATTTCGTGGAACTCGGGCGGGGTGTTATCCACCAGGTTTACCCTGTCCGACATGCGGATGTATCCGTCCACTCCCCGGTTGAATCCCTGATGGGCTTCCGCCAGCATGTGCGAAGGAACCCAGCGACCGGAACCCTTTCCACGCAGGACGGCGCGAATCATCGCCTCTTTGGGATCGATGGTGACCCCAACAAAGTGGATGAGGTATCCGACCGACTTCCACCGGTCGAAATGCTTCCGGCTGCTTTCCGGGTGGCCGAGCGTGGCATCGTAAATGAAGTTGAACCGCTGGGGGGCGTTCGGGTCGAGCAGGACATCCAGCAGGTTTTTCGCAAGCTGGCTGGATTCCTCATGGACTGTTGCCGCCGCCCTGCCGTCGCCCAGGCGTTTCATTTCCTCGAACTCGGGAATCATCTCCTTGATGTCATCGGCGTTGACGAGAACCGCGCCTGTCAGGTCGATGTCTCCGCGCTCCTGCAAAAACTTCAGGATGGTGGATTTTCCCGCGCCGCCGCCGCCGCCGGTCGCATAGACCACCGGGCGCGTGCCTTGTGCCAGGGGGGTGGGTTTCCCGGTCAGTTGGGTGCCATGTTCCATGAAATAGCGAATGATCGCCCTTCCAAGCTCTTTCCGGCTCACCTGTCCCGCTGGCAGATACCCGCCGACAACGAGGGGGTGATCTTCCAAAAGGGTGGCTGTCTTCTTTCCCTTCGTGATTTCAAGCAGCGGATGGCCGTCCGGCAATGTCACCGGAGCCTTGGGAAGCCCGTATTCGTCGGCCTCGAAGTTCTCGCCGAACTCTTTCGTGAGTCGCGGATCCACCTGTTCGGCGCTCGATCCAAGGCTTTTCTTGCTCACCTGCACGCGGAACCGATAGCCACCATATTTGTTATCCCGGCGGTCTTGAACGCGGCGAGCGGTTGTGCGTTGCGCATACGTTCCAGTCCACACCACTTCACCCGTTTGGGTGTCGATTACTTCGATTGGAGTTTCTGGAGAAATCGCAGATTCCTCGCTCGATCCAAGAACCGCTTGCGCCTTGGGCGTGAGGAGGCGGTTGAAGCCGCTGGCAATGGTCTTCGCGTCGTGAGAGTCGAGGAACCGCTGGAAGAGAGCTTCCTTCGCACCGAGCGCATCCGGGTTGAGCCTTTGCCACTCCACGGCCGAGATGATACCCGCGCGGAGCCGGTCGGCTTCCGCACCGATCGCTGCGGTGAACTCCCGGCGCTGTGCCGCGTCCAGGCGTTTGATCGCGGCCACGCCCACGCGGAGCTTGGCGGGAAGGTCGGCGCTCTTTCCGAACTCCGCTTCGATCTCCGCAATCACTTGCTCGATGGGGCGGGCTTCCAGCGCCTTGAGGATCAGATCCTCGCGCGTGGTTTCCGCCTCCGCGAACATAGACATGGTGGAGGTGTCCACGGCTTCCGCCCCTTTGCGGTAGGCGGCGAGGATTTCCCGCACGGCCTTGCGGCTACGGCTCTCCACGATGGCACGGGCAAGCTGGCGCTCCGGCGTGTTTTCAGTGGACTCGAAGAGGCTTCCCTGGTCGAAGAACTCTGAAACGTCGCGGAATTGGCCGGCGGAAACCGCTTGCTTGGCTTCCACGGCGGTCTTGAGCGCGTTCGCCAGAACCGGCGAGAGGTCGAAATCCGGCTTGGAGGATGCGAGCTTGAGGAGAGCGCCCGTCTCCGATGCCACGCCGCCGAGAATGGCACGCAGGCCGAGCGGGGAGGCGCGGTTGAAAAGGATGTCGAGGAGCGTGGCTTGCTCCGATCCCAAGAGCATGGCCACCATTGCCCGCTCGATGCGTTTTGCGCCCTCTTCGGTGAGGTTTCCGGCGTTGTCGATCACTCCCTCGTCACCGACCGCGCGGGCAAAGGCTTTCACGAAGTCCCGGTTGCTTGCCGCGGCAGCGTCCCCGGTGTTGTCCGGCTCCCAGAGCTTGAGGATTCCCGCTTTCTCGATGCTGGCCGCGTCCCTTACCGCTTGCTCGGTGTTGGAAACGCTGAGTTGCGCGTCACGGTTCGAGTATTCGGCGAGGTCGATGGCTTCCTTGGCGCTGGTCGGCACGAAGATCGAGACAGGCACGGGGTATAATATCGAGCCTGTTTCGATCTTCTCCGTGTAGGAGTATTGCCGGAATCTCCGTATCAAGTTGTCGGCAACTTTGCGGTTCACCGCTTCCTTCAATGCGTTGCGCCTGCCGTTGCCGGAAATGACGTAGAAGAGCGGCTTCCCTGCTTCGTTGGTCATGTGCGTGCCGTCCGCCGAGAAGAGCGGAGCCACTACCATGCGCCCGGAGTCGGTGGTTGCGCCCTCGATGTAGCGCCGGTGCTGGTCGTCCTTGTCGCGGATGTTCTGCACCATCTCCTCGCGCTGGTTCTGGCTGGCCTGGGTGGCGCGGTTGCGCGGCTGGAGGGCGGAGCCAGGGAAGAGCGGATCGGAAGAGCCAATGAGCTGGTCGAGATCAACGAAGGTTGATGTGACATCAATCGACATTTCGGAATTAGGCGTGTCGCGCTTCTCCTGCCTGCCGGTGGGAATCTGCGGTGCTTCTTTCCCGACGACCGCCGACTCGATGGACGCGGCCTGTTTGGCGGCACGCTTACCGGCCACGGCGCGGAAACCTTCGATGACTTCCATCCGGTCTTTCCCAGTGCGCTCTGCTTCCCTGTCGGCGATGAGGTTGATCCGGTCGGCAATGGCTTTCTCAGCCAATGCCATGCGCTCGCCGGGTGGCGCCGCTTCGAGTTCGTCGGTCACTTCGTCCGCCGCGTCCTCCAGTTCGGCGCGGAGCTTACCGGCCAAGCGGGGGAATTTCTCCAGCGCCGCCTTGATCGCGTTGCCGGTGATGAGGAGCGGCGAGGTTTGCGCAGCTTCGAGCTTTTCAAGTTCGGCTTGTGCGTCCACGGGAGCGCCGCGCCAGATCACGGACGATCCCTGCTTGATTTCCGTCGTGCCGTCGCTGTTCGGCACGATGCGGAGGGCGTTCGGATTGTCCGGGGTTTTGTCCGGCTCTTTCGCTTGTGGTTGCTGGGTTTGCGCGGGTTCTTGCGCCTGCTTCTGTCCGGGTGCTTGTCCGGTCTTCGCCGCCGGGGCGGACAGTTCCGCGTGAAGCTCGACAAGCTGCTGAACGTGCGCCTCCGCAGCCGGGGTGAGTTGCATCCCGCGAAGGATCTGGATGGCCTTGAAGATGATCCGCGCCAGCCTTGACTTCGCGCCCTGGTTCTTCACCACGCGCAGCAGTTCGGAGAATTGCGCCGTGTTGCCGTCCATCTTGGCTTCCACCAGCATCCGGGTGAACTCCGCCGCCTGTAATCCCCTGCTGGCGATCTTGTCGAATTGCCAGTTTCCTGCCGAGTCCTTGCCGTAAATCTTCCGCGCCGCGTCCAGTGCTTCCGGCGTGAGCAGTTCCGCGCCTAGCTGGTCATAGAACGCATCGAAGTATTCCGTGAACTCTCCGGGTCTTCCTTCTTCCTCCCACATCGCGCGAATGGAATCGACCTGGACGACGTGAACGGCCTCATGCCGCGCCACGATGTTTTCAAGGTAGAGCGTAGCCTTTCCAAGATCGCCTTTCGATCTCTGGATAGCCCTTGCGATGTCATCCACATGCAGGGTGATGATGCCCGATTCAATATCGATGTTCGCGCCGCCGCCTCCAACGGTCGTTTCGCTAATCACGATCCGGCCTTTCAGCCTTGGCATGGCCATCTCGACGTTGGCTTTCACCTGTTCCGCGACTTGTCGGGCGGGGCTTTGCTTGGGGGTAGGAGTGCTTGCAGGAGTGCTGTCAGGAGTGCTATCCTTAGTGGCCCGCGATTTGTCCTTATCGGGGGTTTCCGGTGCGTTTTCCCCCGTAGTTGCAGGGCTTCCCACCGGCCCGGTGTTTGCGCTTACCGGCGGCATCCAGACAGATTCTTGCCGTGCGTATCCCTCAGGAACGTCCACGCCTGCGGCTTTCTGCATCGAGACGGAAACCGGCCGGCCTGCGGCGAATGCTGCCGACACGGCTTGCCCGATCTCGGGAAGGGCGGGGTTTGCCTGCCGCGCGGCTTCGTATTCCGCCGCCTCAAGCTCGGTGGGCGCGGGTTGCGCCGTCTCTGCGACCGGTGAAGGGATTCCCAGCCCGGAGTCTGATACCTTAGGCGGTGCAACTCCGCCCGTCGCAGGATCTCCCTGCGCTCCACGCTCAACAGGCTGGGAAATGGGGGGCGCGGCTTGTGCTTCGATGAGCGCTTGGCTCTCCGTGGTCTGGATGAGTGCGCCGACGGCGGGCGCGTTCATCGCGATCTCGGCGCGGGCTTCGTCGGTCAGGACATCCACGCCGTTGACGTTGGCGAAGTAGGGCGCTCCGGCCTCTGTGGTGGCGCGTTGCAGGGCGCTGCGCTCGGCTTGGGTGATGAGGTTCGGGTTGCCGGATGCTACTTTGGCGATGCCGGAGAAAAACACCTTCCGGCTCGGATCGGTCATTTCATCGATCTCCCGTGCGGACTCCATGATATTGTCGTCGCGGAGAAATTTCTTTACGAGAACCTCGTTGCGTTTTGCCGTTAGGTCGGACTTCTGTTCGGGCGTTAGGTTGGGCGCCTGTAACTGAGTCTCCACGTCGGCCAAATCGTTTGCAAATGACGCGTAGGATTGGTCACTGGTGAACATCCTTGCCACTCCCGCCATTTCAGGGGTGATGTCCCGATGGCCTGAAATCCCCGCATTGCGCTCGTTGTATTCCTTGGCATACCGGGTGTTTTCGTTTTTCAGGCGCAATGTCAGCTCCCTTTCCCCGGCTTGCGCTCCGCCTACGGCCATGGCGATTGATACAGGAGTCATGCCGAGCGATCCTATTGCGCCGCCGAGTGCCGCTTCCGCAAAGTCCGGGCTATCGCTGCCGCCTTCGACCACCATTTCCTCGACCGATTCGCCGCCCATGCCTAAGCCCGTGGCTTTCAGTCCCTTGACGGTGGTATTTGATGCCCGCTGCACCTGGGTAAGTGGCATAGCAAGCGAATCAGGCCGGATGCCGAGCTTATCGACGGCTTGAGCCAAGTTCTTGGTGGCGTTGGATGCTCTCTCCAGCGCCCTTGAAACCCTCATTGCCTTGCCTCCTGCGCTTAGTCCTTTCACCCCCAGCGCCGCCAGCTTGAGTGCTTTCGACATGCCGAAGGTGGCCACATCGCCGATTACTTCGGTGGCGACTTCCTCCCATCCTGCGTATTGGGCTGCTTCGAGTGCGGCGAAAAACCCTTCGTTGCCGGTTCCCAGCTTCTTTTCCAGCTCCATGGAGAGTTGCCGCCTGCCGTTGGACATCTTGCCCCTTTCCATGAACGCCGCGAAATGAGCCGGGTTCGCGGTGGCCATGTATTGCGCAAGCGCCACCTTGAGCGCGGGATCTTTGTCGGGGTCAAGGTGATCCGCTGTGATTGGCCATTTCTCATCGGGTGCTAGGTTCTGGAACGCTAGCGCCGCCGCCTGCCATTCCTTCGTTGCGGCTTTCACCGCATCGCTGCCCATCTGCATATCAATCGCGCGCTTGAGGCTTTCCGCCTTCTCGTTCATCACGGCCTCCGCCTTGCGTCCGGTCGGGGTTGTCCATGCCTTGATGTTGCGCTCCCAGCCCATCATCATGTTGGCCGTGCTGCGGTTGCGGAGAAACTGGAACTCTTCGGCTATCTTCTGTTTGTCCACGTCACCAAGGATCGCCCCCTCGGCTGCGGAGATCGCTTGCTCTCCTGCGCCCGCTGCCATGCCGAGAACGGACGCGATTGCCCCCTCGGTGACCAACTTTCCACCCGTGGTGAGAGCGGATCGGAATTTATGTCCTCCCGTGAGGTTCAGGCCTGCTTCCGCTGCTTCCATGCGCCGCACCCATTCCATGCGGTTGTATCCAGGGCGGATCATGGCTTTCTTGTGTAGGTCGGCCAGATACTCACGTTTCAAGGCGACCATGGCGTTTGTATCGCGGCCTACGCCTTGGGATGCCCGTTGGTATTGGTTGCCTACGGTGTTGCGGATGTCCGTCTCGTCGCGAAGGTAATCGCGGTTGAACTTCTCAACCTGAGCTTTGGACGTTTCGCGGAGATACTTCTGGAATCCCTCATCGGTCGGCTCTTCCGTGTCCATGCTCATCCCGTAAAGGTCTTTCAGGATGGCCGCGCCGTGCTGCACCGATAGGTCGCCGCTGTCCACCCGGCTCATGATCGCTTCCGGCGTGGCTCCGATCTCCTCCAGTCGGGCGGAAAGGGCGGGAAGCGGTTTTCCTGTGGCATCGTAGAAAGCCGGGTCTTTCACGGTGGAGAATATGCCAGCCACCTCGGCCGCTTCCTCGGTGATGCTTTTCCGGTTTTTTCCGTATTGGATGTAGAGCGGTGCGCCGCCAGTCGCCCCAAGGTTCACGATGTCACGGATTGCCATGTCCTCGCGGCCTTCACGGGTCAGCGTGGTAACGGGAACGATGCCCCCATCGGAAACCGTGGCGATGCGCTTGCCGTCGCGTTCGAGGATGGTCAGCGAACCCTCTTTGCCGTCCGCCTTTGAGCGAAACGTTTCATTGCGGGCGGTGATGCCCTCGATGCCGCGCAATGCACCGTAGGCGCTGCGAACGGCTTCCTCGTCGGTGTCCGGTGTAAGGACGGGGCGCGGCGGCCCCATCGGTTCGGCGGCTTTTTCAGGTGTCCAATCCGCTGCCACTGGCTGGCCATCGGTCAAAAACTTCCCGCCGACTTGGAAATGCTCAAACATCTGCTTGTGCTTCTCCGGCGTCCAGTCCGCGCCGATCTTGTTTTCTTTCAGTAGGTTGTCATAGGCGATGATCTCAGCCACGCCGCCGTCGTCTTCCGGGAGTCCGGCTTCCTGCCGTAGCCGGTCGGTATCGAGCTTGAGCTTCGATTCCTTGATCTCCTTTTCGTTGCGTTCGAGGTTCGCGGCGGTCGGCGACATGCGCTGATAGGCCTGCTGCGCTGTTGCGAGGCGCTGCTCGGCCTTGGCGCGGAGGGCTTTGTTGCGCTCCACCTCGGCGGTGTCGAAGGTGGTGACATCCTTGAGGGTCTTCGGGTCGGTGTATTTCCACACGCCGCCTTGCTTGAGGAACACGGGCGGCAGGTCTTCCACTTCGCGCTTGGCCGCTGTCCATTCGTCGGCCACGGGCTTGAACTGCGGGTCAAAGCGCATCCGTGCCTGTTTGACGTTGTTGTCTCGAAGGTCGATCTCCTGCGCCTTCGCCTGGTATTGCTGATCCCGCTGGATCTTGTCGTATGCGGCTTGGTCAATTCCAACGGCTGTTTTAACCGTCGCGCCGGTCGTCGGGTCTGTCTTGGAGACGTATTGCCGTCCGGTCTTCGCGTCCGTGGTGGTGTCGGGCTGCACCATCAACGGCTTGCCACGGTCATTGATCGCAGGTTGCTGGATGACAGCGCGGGATTCACCGAATCCGGCTCCCAATGCACCTTCCGCGCCACCAAGCATGACGCTGGAGGCACCGGGAACAGTCGTTTGACCGCTTGGGGTGCTGATTTGCGTTCTGGCCGTGCCTACCTCGATGGGCTTTCCGACCGGCCCCGCATCGTAAACGTATCCGCCATCCGGGTGGGTTTGAAGGCTGCGCTTGCCGGTCGGGATGTCCGTCGTGGTCTTGATCCCCTGAGCTGCACCGGCACGAACCTGCATTGCCCGCTGCGCTTCGGCTGCGTCCGCCGCTTCCTTGGCGGCTCTTTCCTGCTCCCTCGCCTGCTCTTTCTGCGCGGCTTCAAGATCGCGCTGTCGGGATTCCGCCTGTCTCGACATGTCCCCGATGACGCTTTGCGCCAGTCGTTGTGCTCTTGGATTGTCGAATTGCACCTGAGAGGCCGAGGAAGCGATTTCTTCGGGGGTCAGGTCTTCTAGGTTGCGCCATTTTGAAGCCATGGCTAAGACTGCCATCCCGCTCCCTTGAAGGATACGGGCGCAATGCCACGCTTATCGCATTATGCGTACGGAAAATCCTTCCATCCGACTTGGCCGGGCTTCCAGTCTGTCGGTCCTTGAGAGCGGCGGACTGCCCACCAATCATCATCCTTCAGTCGTGCGACGATTTCGCCCCGATTATCATCGCACGATTCGTCGCCAATCGTAATGAGAGCGCGTTCGTAGAGAGTAAGAAATCGCCCGATCACCGGCAAACGCCGAACAATCCGGCGCATCCATCCACCGCTAGTATTCTGTTTGGCCGCGTATTGTATTTCATTCGCCGTCATGGCAAATGGCATCTGACTATCTGTTTTCTGTATCATGTGCTTAACCTTACTATTTGTCCTGTGTTTGTCAATCACCAGCCGCGCTTTGTGTTGTTCACCGTACGCCATCCTGTGCGCCGGGAGCCGGGTTTCACCATGTCGGGCGGGTCGATGTCGCGCTTGACCGGGTAAACGTAGGTGGTGGCAAGCGGAAGGATCTCCCACGCCATCGCCAGACACATCACATCGTCGTCGTGGTGTCCGCTGGATGCAGCCGCGCGTCCGTTCTTGTCCGCGACAAACGTGCGCAGCTCGTCGCATACGTGCGGGCAGGGAATGTCCAGCCTGTCCTCGCGGATCGCAGCCTTAAGCCTGTCGATCACGGCAGAGCGTTGATCCGCCGACATGAGCTTGAACCCGTATTGCTCCTCCTTGCTCTTGGTTTTCGCGGATGGCACGACGCGCTTGTAGAGCGGCACACCCGCGTCCTTGAGGTATTCGAGAATCGCCAGCCCTTGGTTTACCTCAAGGGCGACGATGCACCGTCCGTAAAACGCGCTCAGTCGGTCGATGTGGCCTGCCACGATATCCGGGTTGTCAAAGTTCGGCGGAATCACCCGTGCGACGAGCTTCGCGGGGACCACTTCGCGCGTCACCGAATCCACGTAAGCCTGTCGGAAAACGAGTATTGAGCTGGAATCCGTATCCGCTCCCACCGTCTGGCTCGCGCCGGTGGCCGGATCGCAGGCAACAACGTAAGCGAAGCCTTCCTTTGGCCTTTCCCATACCTGTATGTCGCCGGTGCCATCCATCGTTTGGGCGAAGCCGATTTTCTTGTCATGCGGTTGGCGGTGCAGGAACCCCGTCTCGAAGGTCTGATACTTTGCCCGCCGCGCCCAAGCGTTGACGATCTCCATGTCGAAAATCGCCCGTCCGGAGCTGCGGAAGGCGGATTCAGCATCGAACGGGTAATCCTCGGAGAATTTCCCGAAGTCGCCGGAACATTCCTCCCGGATCGACCAGCGCATCCACGCAACCTGTTCGAGATCCAATTTCCATTTCTCTTTGAGCGCCCGCTCGTCCGCGTCGAGGTCGTTTTCCGTCTCGATCCCCTCGGACATCGGCGGCATCCGTAGATCGGAGAACGCGAACCACGGGTAAAACACCCGTATGAACCCGTTGCGCCCGCTTTGGAACTCCTCGAAGGGTATTGCCTTTTGCCACCGCTCGTAGTAGTCGCCGGACGCACCGTTGGCCGTGCTTTCGAGGATGATGATGGAATCCGGCACGTATTGGACGGTCTTGATGAGGCCGGAAACCACGCTGGCGGCATCGGCCACGCCTTCCTCGGAAAGAAACGCCATCTCGGTGATGACAAGGAACTGGTATCCACCGGCGCGGCCGGCGCTGGGGTTGGCGAGCGTGATCCTGTCCATCTCCGATCCGTTGGCGAAGCGGGCGGTGGAATCCAGCACGTTGCAGCTTCCGGGGTCGGCGCGGTCGTGCGTCGCGTAGATTTCCAGCATCTTGAAGAGCTTCTTCCCTTGGAAGTGAGCGCCGCCCGCGATGCATCCCGTTCCGCGCCGCGCATTAAGCCTGCGGTATCCAGCGGCCACGGACACGGTGGAGCTGCCGCGCCTCCGGGGTTTGAGGATGATGATCCGGCATGGCCTCTCTTTCTCGTGGCAATACCTGATGATGTCGCTCACTTCCCGCTGGAACTCGTTGCACCGATCCACGTCGATGATGTCTCCGCTCGCGTCGGCGATCTTTCCGCACGTCTCCATCCATGCGGCGGTGTCCCACTGGACAGCGGCCTTGTGGAGCGGCGTTAGGGGTTCCTCGGCCATTACGCGACGGGTTTTTCTGCCTCCGCCACCATAGCCTTGATCTGGGCCAGGTAGGACGGCGATTTGCGCATCATCGCAATCATGTCCTCACGCGTGACCGGCGGCGTCTCATCGCGGGTAGTGATGTCCAGTTTGTCGCCGTATTTCTTCGGGAGGAGCTTCGATGCTTTCCACTTCCGCGCGTCGATTTGGAGCCTGGCTTTGTTCGGGTCGGTGGCGTTGTCGGCGATTTCGACCATCTCGTCGGCGTAGTGATCGGCCTGTTGCTCTCGTGCCCGCGCGTAATTGCCGAGAAATGCAGGGAAATCGTGAAGCCATTTCCTTACCGTTTCAGCGTTCGGCATTCCCTTTTCGTCGCAGATACTCTTGAGGGATTCCCCTTCGGCAATGCGCTTGCAGATGGTCCCGGCAACTTTCGGGCAGTAAGAGGAAGGCCGTCCGACTTTCTTGGCTGGTGTCTTCACAGCCTTCTTCGCCGCCTTTTTGGGAGTTTTCGCTTTCATGGGATTTAACGGTTGTTCACCAGTCGCATTCGCTACGCTCGATTTTAATAGGTTGCGTCAAGCCTTTTGGATACGGGCGCATTGTCGAACAGGTCGCTAGACACGACCGCTGTGCAGCGCGTCAGCTTGGCTGTTCGGGTCACATTTTAGAGCGTGCCGGTGTTGGCACCATTTGGCGGCAACGGCTACTACCAGCACTAGCGGAGCGCGCCAAAAGAACGCTTGGTCGATACCGTCGATTGCCCAGCGGACGATCCAGCAGAGAGCCGTGGCTTGCAGGAATCCATACCAGAATGACAGGTGATTCACCTGCCGTTCGCGGAAGTCCCACAAGAACCCGAACAAGGCGCGGATGGAGCAACCGCCCCCCGCTTTGATTTCGATGTCTGATTTTGATTTCATGATTTTGAGTGTTGCCCAGCCTCGCCCTCGGGGGCGGTGCCATCGCTAGACGTTCTTTCTGGAGAGCAGGACTAGCAGCCCCTCGACCATTTGCCCGACGGCGGGAATATGATCGGGCGCGGGAGTTGCCGGGGCGCGATCCCCGCCGTTCTGGATTTCCTGCACGGTGATCCAGACGGCTTTCCATTCGTCGCGGGTGGGTTTGACCTTGAAGGAGCCGGTGCGGTGATCCGTCTCGATGATCGATCCGCTGGCGCGTAGGGTGCGGCCTGCGCGGCGGTAGGTGATTGTGCGGGCGGTGGTCATGGCTTTTACCAGCGGCGTGCTGGGGGTTCCTCCTCTTTCTCTTCCTCCCATGTGGCCGTCTCGAAGCGCATCAGCTCCTCGATGAAGACCAGCTTGCATGTTCCGGTGGCTCCATTGCGGTTCTTCGCGACGATGAGCTCGGATCTGCCTTGGGCGGATTTCTTCTCGGCTTCGTCGGTGGCGTAGTAGGCCGCCCGGGTCAGGAGTCCGATCACGTCGGCATCCTGCTCGATGGCTCCCGATTCGCGGAGGTCGGACATTTGCGGGCGTCCCTTGGCCTTGCCCGCCCGCTTGTCCGCATCGCGGTTGAGCTGTGCCAGCACGATGACCGCAACGTCCAGATCCTTGGCGAGAGCTTTCAGGCCGGCGGAAATCTCCGCAATCTCGCGCTCGCGGGAGCCGATGGCCTGCTTGGATGTGGATTTGCAGAGCTGGAGGTAATCCAGAGCGATGAGCTTGATCCCGTGCTTGCGCTTCGCGCGGCGTGCCTTGGCGCGGATCTCGTTGATGGTGGGCGCGGCCTTGTCGTCGATGTGGAGGGGGGCGTCCCCGATGTCCCTGTGTGCCTGCCGGAAGCGCTCGAGTTCCTGCTTGGAGAATGTCTGGCCACGGGAGAGGATTCCGAGGTTCAGCTTTGCGCGGGAATAATTGAGCCGGGAAACGATCTGCCTGCGCGGCATTTCGGCGGAGAAGACGAGAACCGGCATGAGTTGATCCAAGCACGCGTATTCCACCATGTTCATCATCAGGGCGGTTTTCCCCATCGATGGACGGGCGGCGATCACGGTCACCTCGCCGGGCTTGAGTCCGCCGGTCATGCGGTCGAAGTCAACGAAGCCGGTCTTGATCCCGGTTTCCTTGCTGGTGTCGCCCTTGATTCGGCGCTCCAGGTCGTCGGCGATCTCGCGGAGGTCGTCGCGGATCGTACTGGCCGCTTCCCGGGTGTTCGCCTCGCGGATGGCCATGATGTTGCGTTCCGCTTCGTCGAGGATCGCGTTCGGCTCTTCCGGGTTGTCGTAAACGTCCGCAACGGTCTGGTTGCTGGCACGGATGAGGGCGCGGAGGGTGAACTTGTCCTTGATGTGGCCGAGGTGGTGGCGGAAGTGACCCAGCGCGGGCGCGTAGGTGTAGATTTCGCTGATGGCCGCCATCCCCCCGCACTTTTCCAACAATCCCCGGTCGAGGAGCTTCTGGTAAAGCGAGACGAGCTCAATCTCCTCGCTGGCCGCGTGCAGGTCGAGCAGGACGGCGTAAAGGGCGGCGTGTGGGGGCAGGTAGAAATGCGCCTCGGAAAGCCCCTCCTCGATGGCGAGGCTCAGGAACTCCTGCGGATCCTGCAATATGCTGGATAGCACGGATTTCTCGGGGCCTACGGCATGCGGCAGGGCTTGGATGACGCTATCCGCATCGCGCTCGGGCGGTTGGGAGAATAGGCTCATGGCTTTGTTTTCCCTTCCGCCATCACGGTTAGTGCTTTGGCGAGTTGTTGGCGGAGGTCTTCCACGAGCTTCCTGAGGGCGCGGATTTCCTCGTCTTTGGATATGATTGGTTGGTTCATGGTCATTATTTTCTGCATTTTCATGGTCATTATTTTCTGCGTTTTTCGTCTTTGAGTGCGGATTCCCAGCGGTCGCAGGAAGTCAGCACGTCGGTGACGCTTTCGAGGAACTTTCCTCGGTTGTCCGGCCTCCAGAACTTCCCGTAGGCGAGCTGGAAGGCCGCGCTGATCTCGGCGGCGTAAAACTCCGCCAGCTTTGCCCATGTCTCCGGGCTGATGGCAAAGAGCGCTTTGGCGTTGGCAATGGCGGTTGTCCTTTCGGTGTAGGTCGGGTGGGGATGCTTTGCCCAGGACGGGTGTAGCCGGTTCATCGTCCCGAAAAGGGTGTCGAAGTCTTTGGCTGCTTCGCTTGGCATCGAGTCCTGGAACATGCCGAGGGCATCCGACGGAGGTGGGCAGAGTCCTTCCCCATGTTCCCCCTTGTTGATCTTCTTTCCCTTCTTATTATTTGTCCGGGTCGGTGTCTGGCCGGTGTCCGGGTCGGTGTCCGGGTTGCTGTCTGGTCTAGCGTCCGTTTGACTCCTCCAATCCTTGTATCTGCAAAGGATTACCACCGTTTCTCCCTGTCTGGTTTCGCGTCTGGTTAGGTGTCTGCTTTCGAGCAGTTGCATGAACTGTGCGGCCTTGTCCTTTCCCCAGCCCCATCGCTCCGCTAAAAAACGGACGGAAGCGATGCACTCCCCCTCATCCAAATCGATCAGCTTACCCGAAACGAATCTCTCCGAGGGCGCGAACGCCGCAAATTGGAGAAGGTCGATGTAAGCCTCCGCTTTCGAGAAGGAGCGTTTTTCACCCCAAAGGAATTGGGAGAAAAAGTCGCGTGGCATTGGAATGAAGCCTTTCAAGTTCAGCTCTCTTTGAGTTGCAGGAACGCGACCTCGTTTGCCCGGATCTGGTGCTTGGTTCGTTTCAGTCCGGTTTGTCCGTCCTTCCATTCCTCAAGGCGTATGCAGCCGGTCACCGCGATCCTGTCGCCCCGGTGAACGTGCTTGCTGACGATCAGGCCGAGCTGCTTCCAGGCGATCACCTCGATGAATGTCGTGTCGTCGGTTTTGTTGCCGTCCGCGTCCTTGGATGTGCGGTTGCTCGCCAGCCGGAAGTTGCAGACGGGATCCCCCTTGGGCGTGTGCCGGAGCTCCGGGTCGGCGGTAAGCCGCCCGCTGATGGTGATGGTATTGATGTCGCTCATATCGTGTCGGTAAAAAGAGTTGGTTGGAGATGATCGGGTTCGGGTTCGGGTTCGGGTTGGCGCATGGCCTTCGCTTGCGGCCAGAGGAGGGCGAGGATGTCCGGGAGAGCCTTGCGGCATCCCTTGGGAGCCACCCATCGGATGACGGTTCCCATGTCGTGAGCCAGATCGCGTGAAATGGACTCCCGGGCGGTGGGGTTGCACTTGAGGCGGCGTGCCTCGGCGTAGATGTCAACGAAGCGCTGCCACACCGGGCTGGAATCGGCGGTGACCGGCAGAGCCACCGTGAAAGCCGGTTGGTTGGCATTCTGGAGCTTCCGTGCGTTGAAATGGACGAGGAGGAAGCATTGCGCCCCCATCGCGGAGCGATCAAGCATATGGGAAATCTGGCGGGGCTTCACAACCTGCTTGTCGAGCTGGAGGGAGGCGGAGGAGCATACCTTCGCCTCAATGATGAATTGCCGCCCACCCGCCAGCACTCCCTCGAAGTCGGGGAGGCTGGGGACTAGCAGCGTCTTGCCCTTCACAACCATCCCTTGCACCCCGTAACGCCCGATGGTCATGGCTCCGGCTTTGCGCTCACGCGCACCGGCATCCATGATGAGTTCCTCGAACTCCTTTCCTTTCAGCGTTTCGGGGACAAGGGACATGGGATCAAAGGAGGGCTGCTTGCTTGTCGTCTTTCCCGAGGTCGGCGACGGCCTGAAGTCCGGCCTTGGCCTTGTCGAAGTCGAGGAGCTGCTGGGAGCGGTCGCCCTCCATGTAGCGTTCCGATTCGTGGATGGCCTTCATCACGGCGGCAGCAAGCTTCTTCTCGATCTCCACGCCGCCGCTTTCGCCATCGGCGCTCGGCTCGATCTGCACGCAGGGCGTGGAAAGCGTGTGAAGGAAGGACTGGCGGCATTCCAGTTGCTTTGTGGCTTCCATGGTCACGCTGCGGGTTCCAGCCTTCGTGCGGCGAATGGACAGCGTGGTGATGGTCAGGCCGTCCACGTAGTCATGCGGCAGCTCGAGGATGTCCACGAAGACGGCTTTCAGTCCGTCCCATGCTTTCGTGAGGCTGGGGAGGGGTTCTTCCTTGGCCGTAATTTTCGATTCCACCAGGTCGTTGATGTCGTCGGTTTCCTTGTTGGCCGATACCGACATGACGACGGATTTCGGGCTGATGCTGATGCGGTTTAGTTGCATTGTTTTTCTATGTATTGTTTGGAGTTGGTGAGAGGTTTATGGGTAGTAGGCATCATGGGGTATGGGGGCTGGCTCCGGCTTGTAGATCCAGATCCCGTCCATGATCGCGCGGGCGATTGTGAGTCCCTGCATGTTGACCATTGCGGCGGCGGGATTGCGGCGGCCAGATCGATCGATGACCGACCGGCGCTCATAGGCCGCGTTAACAAGGTCATCGAGGGTGAGGATGCGCTTCCCGGCGCGGGCGGGCTTTTTCATATCAGGGATTCGGTGACGGCTAGGGTTGCGGTTTTAGGCTGGGAAACTGCAGCACGCTCCATGAGGGAAAGGGATTCCATCACCTTGTGGTAGCGGTCGCGGTAAATGACGGTGAACTCGTCTAGGCTCTGCTTGAGCGTGTCCGTATAAGCGTCCCGCTTGACGGGTAGGTGGAAGATCGGCTTACCCGGAAAATACGCGCCGAAGTGCCAGCTTTCGGTTTCACAGATAACCATGCTGGAGTGAACTTGAATCCTGTATTCGTCGGGAAGAACCCTGTCGGCCACGATGCCGAGATACTTTGAAAGCGTCGGGCATTTTATCTCCCCGCCGGTAAGAGCCTTGCGTTTCTCCCTGTTGCGGTAGGCGATGCCGTCGGGTGAACAGGAAACCAAGCCGGTCTTCGCATCTTCACCCATCACGCACATCCCTACATCCTCAAACTGAATGCCAGCTTTCTCGGAAAGGTATGCGAGCGCATCAGATTCATGCTCGTTACCTCGCTCCGTGTGCAGGTTTCCTTTGAACTTGTCGCCGGTGTAGTGAGCAATGAACTTGGTCAACTTCCATTCGTCCATTGCCTCAATCTCATCCTTACGTGCGATCATCTCCTTGGCGCAGTCGATTCCGGCAATGAGCTTATCAATCGCCGCCATTGCAGCCTCTGATTTAGAAAGTTTGCCGGTCGCGGTGATGTTGGTTTTCATCTCCGAAGCCGTAAGCCTCCAAAGACGTTGGATGATCCAATCCAGTGTGCCTTGTGTGCAATCTATGGTTACCATGGGATCAGTTGGCAAGGAGCTTCCCGAAGGACTCGTTGAGATTGACGGCGAAGTGCTTCGCGGCCTCGATGTTGGCCGGGTGCTTGAGCGCGGCGCGGGCTGCTTTGACCGGAGCCAAGGCGGTGCGCAGGATCGTGAGGAATGTTTCCATTTCCTCCTCGGCGGTTTCCTCCCGCATCACCTGAGGGGCGGCAGGAGCAACGGCCGGCGCGGGGGCAACGGCAGGCGCGGGAGCCGGTTCCGGCTGGGTAGCCTGTTCCTTCACGCGCTCGGTTTCCACCCGGGCTTGCTCGGCAAGGCGTTCCTGACGGGCTTTCTCCTCCGCTTCCTTGCGGAGCTGATCGGCCTCGGCTTTCAGTTGCGCCTCTTTCAGGGCGGCGTGGTGGCGCTCGATCCGGCGTTCCATCTCGACCTTGGCGGCCTCGTTGGCAAGGCATAGAAAAAGCTCTTCGCCGTAGGCCACCGCGTTGCCGTATTCACGATACGCCTTGGTGAAAACCTCGCGGTTCGCTTCGATCCGCGCGTTGATCCGGTAAACCGTATCGGTGACGGCTTCCTGCATCTTCACGAGCGAGGATTTGCCCTTGATGGCCTCGCCGATCATGTCGCTAAACTCGCGGCTCTTCACCTCCAGCGCGGCGATGCCGTCGCGCACGATGCCCTCGCGGACTTCCTGCTTGCGTGCCTTCACGCGCCTTTCAAGCTCCAGCCGTGTGGATCTGGCGAACTCGCAGAGGCTATCGACACTCCCAAGCAGGGCGTTGAGCTCGTCCATCTGGGCAAGCGCGTCGGTTTTGGATTTTGCGAGCGTGGCCTCAAACCTTTTCAGCCCTTTCGCATCCTCGTCGGCTTGGGCGAAGTCCTCATCGGTCTTGAGGTCGAAGCTGATGGCCGTGATCTGCGATTCCGCGAAGGCCTTGAAATCATCGAAGTTTGAGGAAACGATCTCCCCCTTTACGGCGATGGCGAGCTCCAGCGGCTTTGCCTCTACGGCTTTGCGTTTGGCGCTCATACTAACATGCCCTCCTCTTTGATGAGCGTGTAATCCTCCAGGGCGAACTCCTTCGTTTCCGGGTTGGAAAGCGTGACGGTGACGCGGATCGCCGTGCCTTTGTCCAGCCCGCGCAGGCTATCGGCAAGGGTCTGCGAGAACGTGGTGAACTCGACCAGCTTCCCTTCGATCAGGACGGCGACGACAAACCATGTTTTGCCCTTCCCGCTCTTTTCGGTGATCGTCTGGTATTTCGCATCGCGCTCGATGCGGTCTTTCTTCTGCCGTCCGGTCGCCGGGACGGTGGCTGGGTTGGCCGGTAGCGGTGCTTCCTTGGTGGCTGCGGCGGGCTGCGGTGCGGGTTGTGCGGGCGGCTCCTCGGTGGCAAGGGCTTCCAGCGCCGTGCCTTGGAATGGATCCACCTGGAGCTCGGCGGGAATCTCCCTGCCTTTGCGCGGGGTCACATCCCGCATGGAGTCATGAGCCTCGTCTTCGTCCTGTATCCCGCCGATCCCGAACGCGACGCGCGCGGCCTGGATGATGGCCTTGTGCCGCAGCATCCGGCGCGGCATGGCCTTCCATGGCTCCGTTCCACGGCTGCACTCGGCAAGGTATTCGGTGACGACGGTCGGGTGCGCCCGCTCCTTCACATGGATGGTCGCCGTGGCGCTTTGCCCGTCCGGGGAGATTTCCACCGTCATTCCATCGTATCCGGGCTGCCGGTTGATGATCTTGAGCCATCCATCGATGCCGACCACCGGGACGATGCCCCCGCCTTTCGCCGGAAAAGCGTAAAGCTCCTTGAGGATGGGGTTAAGCTGGTAGCTGTTCGATATGATGACGAGCGCGTTAAATTCCGCGTCGGTCGCCCCCTTGAAAACGGTTGATTTCAGGGTGGCCATGAGTTCCGTCGGATCGCATTCGATCCTTTCGGCGAGGTTTGCCAAAGCGTTGCGCTTCGGTGTGGTGGTGCTGGATATTGCGGTGGTCATACTCTGTTTGTTGGTTTCATGTTGTTGAGAAAATGGCGGTGATCTTCCAGCAGGCGGCGGTGATGCAGCGCGTTGCGGAAGCTCCCGAGGAAAAGGACGCCCAAGGTGAGCGCGGCGATCCCCAGCGGGACGCTCAGCGCGGAGATTTGGCCGCCCATGGAGAGCGCATAGCTCCAGATCGCGCAGAAGGCCGCGCACATCGCCCACATGCAGGCCATGGCGGTTTCGTGGCGGGCGGCGCTGGCTAGCCTCTCCTCGCGGGAGGGCATGGGGCGGTGGGAGTGGGTAATGATAGGCGGGTGTGTCATATGGGTGTCATGGTTGTTTTCGGGGAAATCAGTGGAGCCAGAAATGGATCTGGAGTTGCCAGAGTCCGTATGTCCCATCCCCGTTGTCGCAGAGGAGGACGATGTGGCCGGAGAGCCGCAGCCTTTGGTATTCCTGTGCCAATCCATCGGCCTGTGCGTCGGCGAAAACCAACGGCTCATAGCCGAGCGGCACATCTTCAATGCGGACGATCTCATGGTTTTCATTCGGCATGGTTCCGGGTTGGTGTCGGGCTTGTTCCGCCCAGGAGTTCTGCGATGGCGCTGGCCGGGATCAGGGAGCGGCCAAGACCCGGGACGCTCGGTATCGTCCCCGCCGCCAGCCGCCGGTTGATTGTGGAGGTTGAGACTCCCAGCCTGTCCGCCGCTTCCTTCACGCTCAGCGGCCTGTCATCGGCGGGGGAAACGCGCATCCGCTCCGCGATCCGGTCGGCGAGCTGCTGCATCTGCTCATCGGTGAAATGGATGGTGATCGTCATTGCTTCCCTGCTTTGGGTTGGTTGTTGATCTCCACTCGCGAAACCTGGCTCCGGTCGAACGGGATGCACCCTTGCGCCACCGCGTTGAACGCGTTCTCCAGTCCGAACATGGTCGGGTGAAAAAGGGCGATCTCCACGCCCTCGGACACGAACAGCGTCATGAATCCCAACCGCACGCGGCGGTTGCCGGGGTTGATCCTCATCCGTTTGGTGGATGACTTGAGGTTTGCGTTGCTCATGGGAGGTTTATCAATCGGGTTCTTGGTCGGCCTCATCCCAGCCAAGCAGCCAATCGGCATGCTGTTGGGGCTGGGATGAGGCGCGGAAAGGGTTCTTGTCGCGTCCGTGGCAGCACAGGCGGGCTTCGTAGCCTTGCTCGTGCGCCGTCATCTCAACCTGCCCTTCCTGCACCGCGCAGAGCGGGCAGGTAGAGACAAGGGAGCGACCGGCGCACTCGGGGCAGCTCATCGCGCGATCTCCTCCTTGGGTTGCGAAAATGGCGAGAAACCGGCCTCAATCGCGGCGGCATCCAGCACGCTCATAATCACATCCGTGGCGGTGCGCCCGGGATTCGATGCGGCAAGAATGAAGTCTTTGGTGGTTTCGGATAGATCGCTCAGGGCGATGGGAGGAAGGGTAAGTTTGGGGTGGTCGCTTGCGGGCATGCACCAAAAATGCACCGCATGAGTAATTCAACAAGCGAAAAATTACTCAGACTTGCATTTTTTTCTTCCTGAATGCGCTTTATGGTGTATTCCTCCGATATGAGCACGCCAACAAAAGACGAAATCAAGGCATGGCTGAAAGCCTACAATCACACCCGTGAATGGCTTGGGGAGCAATGTGGCGGCGTAAGCAAACGGGCGGTGGATAACTGGCTTTCCAGCCCACGCGAGATCCCCGACGGCACGCTTGCCTTGATCCGCCGACTCATGGAAGACGATCAGGCATCGGAGGCCGAGCGACTGCGCAAGACCAACCCCACCAACCAGCTTTTCTCGGTCGAGGTCGATATCCACCGATTCCGCGCATACTGCGCCGCCGCTTTGGCCGCTGGCCTGACACTCGAGGATTGGGTGCGCCTGGAATGCGACAAAGCCGCCAACCACAACCAACCCGCCCAGGGAAACGGGACGACTGGCCATCCGTGAAATGGATCGGCAACGTCGGCCACTTCGATTTTTAGAGCCTAATCCCACAAGCCATGACCCACTCCGAAAAGCTCGAACGGATCAGAATGCTCATGTCCTCGCCGGACGTGATGGAGCTGGGCACGCTTATCTCAGAGGTCGCCGCATACGAGCGTGTGCACTTCCCGGTCGCCCTGCCAACGCTTGGCGAAGCAATGCAATTCCGCCGCATGCAGATGGGGGAAACGCAAAAGGAAATCTCGATGCGTGCCGGAATATCGCTGAACCGCTGGAAGCTCTTGGAAAAAGGAATGCCGCCATCCCTAAAGGACGCCCGATGCCTCCATGCCGTGGGCATTCCCGCTGATGTGATTTTTTCGCAGGACACCAAGGCCGGCGACCATCCCCCTACAAAACCATGAGAAATGTAAACTGCCCCAAGACAAAAATCTACGTCCGCTGCGATGCGTTCGGAGGTCGCGCCGACCGCTTTGAACCCGCTTGGCTCGTCTCCGTCCGCGCCATGCGCAACCGCCCCCTCTGCTTCCAGGTTTGGGTGGAAAAATACGCCGCCTGCTTTGATAAAGTACCCCCGCACTGCATCTACTGGTATGAGCCGGAGGACGACGGCGAGCACAAGGCGCTGCCTCTGCACCAGATCCAAATGTGGGAGTGCCTGTCTGGATCCATCGAGGCATGGCGCAAGGATCAGCTCAACGACGTGCCGGTGCTGGTCAACCTCGGCAAAGGCATGAGGCCGATCAGCGGACACTACTGGTTCACGCTGGACTTCCTGCCCGAAGGCCAAGCCCAAGGCATCCTCGACGTAGGCGACTCGGAGCTGCTCGAAGAGCATAAGGAGGGCAATGTGCTGCGCCTTGAGAATGGGCAAATCGCGATCTACCCGAACAACCGCATCAAGTGGTTGCCCGTATCGCTCACCGGCAAGGACGCCGCCGCCACCATTCCCGATTGGGATGTCGCCACAAACGCCCAATGGGACGAATGGTGGGCGGATTCAACCGAAATCCTCGGAGACGCAAAATGGGCGTATTAAGGATGAACGCAAAAAGTCCATCCGTGGGCGCAACTGAAAAGCCAATGATATGAAATGCCCGACCTGCAAAAATGAAATGGAACACCGGCACAGCACCTATCAATGCCGAGCGTGCAACAGCCAAAAGGAAGCCGAACGCCCATCGGATGCGACGGCTTGTTCTGCCTCCTTTGGGGTTTGTCCTAACTGTAACAACCTACGATACATCCAAGACGCGGGTTTTGCATGTTGCTCCGTGTGCAATCCAGACAATTCATTTTATCAGGAGAACAGCCAAGATATGGAAACTCCGACACACACCGCCCCGCCCGTTGCTCTCTACCGACTTGTTCGGCTTGCGAGGGGACGCTGGCTTTACGCATTCAGCCTCGACGCAGAAACGTGGTCAGGCTGCTGTAAAAATCTTGATGATGCCGTGGAAATGGCCTTCCGAGAAGCTGCCGACGAAGAGCGGGAAGCGGGAACGAAAATCTACTTCGCGCATGGGTACCCAATGCGAAAGAGTGAGTGCGACAATCTCGGGCTAGACTGGCCGTGGTATGAGGTCGATCCCGCTGACGCGATCACAATTATTCTGCCGAACGACAATAGGTGAGGCACGGGCTGACAACGCCACACCGAATTAAAATCAAACTCTCTAACCACATGGAAGCTCCGACACACACCGCCCCGCCCGTTGTCCTCGACCGACTTGTTCGCCTTCTTTTGAGGTGGATATGCCGAAAGCTGGTCAAGCAAGGATCGCTCCACAGACCCCGAATCATCGCCTACTACCGCATCATGCGGGAAGCGGCGGAATCCGAGTTCACGGAAGACAACAAACCAACGCTCGATGCTTTCTTGAGAGAGTGTCATTCTGAGGCGAACGACAAAGATCAGGCGCGGCGGGCGCAGGACTCCGAATAAACCAAACAGGCAACTTCCCGCCGTTGCCAGCATCCACTTGTTATCCTTCTTTTTATATTTATGACCTACGAAATTAAAGAATACACGTCAAACGAAAACCTAGAAACTGTGGAATACCAAACCATGCTAGAAGCCGTGAAAGCCAATAGGGTGTTTGATGTAAAACTCGGCAAAGACGGCAATTTTACGGTGGGGGAATGCTGTGACGGTTGGTTTGGGGTGGATGTAACGCCAGACCAATTACGGGCACTTGCTAACGAGTTGATTGCTCTGGCTAACGACCAAGTGGAGGCATCCGCCCCGACACCGACCTCCGATACTCACCAAGCAAAATAACTACCATGAAAACTTCGATAACACAGCGGGGGCGGATTGCTCTCGCACGCTTTGTTCGGCATCTTTGTTGCCTGATCGGGTGGCATCAATGGATCTACGATCACCCGAATTGCAACCATCACCGTAACTGCAAACCCTGTGGACGTTGGGAGGCTTACACGCTGGTGGACTGCGGACGCCACAAGCTCTGGCTGAAGCACGAACCCGCACCCAAGCCAGCATGGGAGGATTCCGTGGAGTGCCGTCAAAATTCTCTGCCGAACGCTGAGTCCATCCACCCCGAATCGAAGCCCTAAGATTATGAAACAAAACCAAACTGAATCGAAGCAGAAAGACATTGAAGAACCCCGTGATGAGGGGTTGGATGAGACGGCTTGTTCTC